TTAGGACAATCATACGGTTATTATAGCGAAACCGTTGAATTTTTAAAATTTCACCCAAAGGATAAACCATGAAAAAGAATGATGAATCACACAACTACTTTTTAATAATCGCAATTTGTATTATTATGATTGCCTGGTCCCTGTATTGCCGGTTCCGGGTGCTTGAATATGTGGCAAGGAGGTAAAATGGACGAACCACGTGAGCGCGTCAAAGGCATGTTGCATATGTGTCCAGAAGGACGCAGGCTGTATGAAGAATATTGTCGTGTGCTTGACGACGAAAGCATCGAAGCGTTTGGCACGGTGTTTGTGAACGCATGGCAGGATTACAATGACCACTTCGCCACGTGTGAAGATTGTCGTTATTCGGGGTGACATGGGCAACCGCTTTGTTGAAGAACGTTTGGCGCATGCTAACATCTCATTCTCCGAGATGTGGGGAAGTGAACATGAAGGGCGTTTCTGGAAACGGAAGCTATCCAAAGCGCGGAGACGGGCAGCAAAGCGGTTATGTCGATACGGGGAAGATGACTTGTCGAAAGTGGAGCGGGGATTACCACAAATTGAAAGGATATGTCACTGGAAAAACTGGTAATTATTAAGACTGGACTACTTGACAGGATATAATAATTGTGCTACTGTATTTGTAGTATATCTATCATGTAATATCACAAGGAGTTGCCATGTCCGTATTAGGAATACTTGCCGTAATTTTACTATTGTCGTTTTTGGTTGAAGCACTTGTCGAGTACGTTTTCGGCAAGTTGTTTGATAATATACCAGGACTGAAACCTTACAAGTGGTTGTTGATGTATGTTGCATTGGCGGCCGGTGTTGGTGGTGCATTTGTATATCAATTCGATGTGATAAGCCTGTTGTCAATCTGGCTTGAAACGCCTATTGAGATACACCCGTTCGGGATAGCATTGACTGGACTTGGAATTGGCAGGGGTAGCAATTTTATACACGATCTGATTAAGAAATTCTTCCAGGGCGATCCATTAGTAACAAACAACACGGTTTACAATACGATCAAAGAAAACTAAGGGGGCGCGAGCATGGAAGCAATCACAATTGCAATTATCGGCGTTCTTGGCGTCGTGTTGGGTGGACTGATAACAAACCATTTTTTACGTCCTAAAATCAAAGCTGAAACAGAAAAATTGGCTAGTGACACGTGGGAAAAGTTGGCGAATAAAATGGAATTACGAGTAGATAAGCTTGAAACAATTGTAGAAAAGCAGGAAAAAAAAATAACCCGGTATGGTAACCGGATTGTTTATTTAACCAAAGGTATTGATATTCTGCTCAGTCAAATTGTCCATGACGGCAAGGAACCTTGTTGGGTTCCCGATGAATGGGATCCAAATGAAGGCTAGAATTTGCAGGGGCGGTTATTATGAGCTACCAGGTCGGGGAAACGACATCCACTTGCTCAGCCGCCCCTTCAAGTTCTGATAATTAGAAAATAAGTGAGGTAAAAATGGCAGCGTTTATAAATGATACGGTATTAGACCAGGCACTAGCCTATATTGACGACAACGTAGAAAATCTTTATATTTGCAGCGCACAACCGACAACATTTGCTGAAGCGTCAAGCACTTACAAACTTGGTACGAAAGCAACCCCGTCTGTTGGTGCTCCTACTAATGGAGATGTTAGCGGTCGCAAGATAGTTGTTGCAGCAATTACAGACGGTGCAGTCTCCGCAACCGGCACAGCTACTTGGGTAGCGTTGACGGATGATAGCGCAAGTTTGTTATTGTGTGCGCAGGCGTTGAGTGCAGGTCAAGCGGTGACAAGTGGCAATACTTTCACCCTGACAGAGTTTGATATAACTATTCCAGATCCTTCTTAGTATGAAATGGCGTGTTTATTACGGTGATGGTTCAATATTCAGCGACACAGACGGAGATCCAAAAGACGCTCCGTCTCTGAATGTTCAGGCTATCACCTATGAACCGGATGGTATCTGGAACGGAGGAGATATTTTTGGTTTATTCGATTATCTCTCCCGTCCAGGTATGAAGCGTGTTTTATTTGGTCGAGCTGTTACAAACAAGCAATATGATGATGCTGTAACATTGGCTCGTAATGATCCATACTTTGACCCTGATAACCGCTTTGTGATTGAGCGTGTTGACTTCTATTGGTGGGAAGGTAAAGCATGACGCAAGCATATGCTGTACAAGTTGCGTTTCGTGGGCGTGATGACGACGTTGCTATAAACTCTACTACCTGGACGCATGCACAAGACACGAACTGGACTCAAGCGGTTGATGTAAATTTTCGATTGCGGTTTGAGATTGAAGAACAGAATGCTAAAAACTTCACCTTTCAGGGCTATATTGAATATTCTCTTAACAGTGGTTCTTGGAATCTGGTTGGAGTAGCTTCAAGTGTAATTCGAACCTTTACATCAAGTAACTTCACGGACGGGGATGCAACCACAAACTTATTGACAGGAAGCTCAAAATCATTTGTAGCTGGTTCTGGTGATGAGGACGGTTCTGTATCGACAATTGTTATAAGTAATCAACATACTGAGGTTGAATATTGTTTGCAAATTGTTGGTGCTGATGTAGCGGACTCTGACACAATCCAGATACGGGCGGCAAGTGTTAATGCTTGGACTTCAACGCCAACAATAACTGTTAGCAAGTCAACACCGGACGCATTGACTGCAGTAGACATGACATCCGGAACTCCTGCAATCGAACAGACTACTATCGGGCAAACTCATGTTCTAACCAGTGTTGATGTTGTAAGCGGCACTCCTACACTTGAAATGCCAACACTCGGACAAAAGCACGTATTGACCGCATTGGATATTGTCAGCGGTACACCTGCTATTGAGCAAGCAACCGCAACCGATGAGGTTGGTGACACAGAGGATAATCTAACAGCGTTGTATGTTGTTTCTGGTGTACCTGCTATTGATACGCCAACATTAGGACAAGTTCACGACCTGACAAGTTTAGACATTGTTAGTGGTACTCCGTCGGTTGAACAATCGAACATTGGACAGGTTCACGCACTAACCAGCATTGACATATTATCAGGGCAACCAACAATTGAAGCGTCAGGCATTGGACAGGTTCACACACTAACCGCTAATGATATTCAGTCGGGAACGCCAACTATCGAAACACCAACTGCAGGCGAACCAGTAGCCGGACAAGACGACCTTGTAGCTTTGGATGTAGTAAGTGGTCAACCTGTTATTGAACAGTCAACAATCGGACAAAAACACGTATTGGCATCAACTGATATTTTGGCAGGTACTTCGACGATTGATACACCAACAGCCAGTGAAGTTGCAGGCGTTGACATACTAACATCAATAGACATTCAAGCAGGAACTCCAACACTTGATCAATCGACAATAGGACAGGTTCACGGTCTAACACTTGCTGATTTATTGTTTGGCACACCAACACTTGAACAGGCAACAATAAAGCAGGTACACGAATTATTGTCACAGGATATAATAGCAGGTACGATAACGATAGAGCAGGCGACCGCAACGGGATTTGTACAAGTGGCTATGTCACTAGGATCATTGACAAGTAGAACAGGCGTAAATGTGCTAGAAACACGAAACGATCCTCTAGAACTGCCAACACGTGAAAGAGGAGAAAGTCTAGGCGGTGATGGGTTTACTTTCACATTACCCACACGGAGTAGAAGCATATGACAAGAAAAGTTGGAAATACTTTATATCAAGGAAATGACGAGTCGATCGTTTACAGCATAACGACAACATCATGGGGATCAACTCCGGTTGTAGTGGCAGTCAAAGCCTATGACGTGACTGGTGGCACTCGTGAGGATGTAACCGATACGGTGTTGTCTGGTTCGTCATCAGTTGATGGCGATGTTATCACACTTCCAGCGGTAGGAGGATTAACGCCAGGCAAGGTGTATCGTATTGAGGTACAGTTTACCAGTGGCGGTAACACATTCGAGCCGTATATCGAAATTATAGCGGAATATTGATGGATGAGCCAATCAGGTTTGACGCTGA